CCTATTATACAGTGTTTTTTAGTTTTGTCAAGGGTTTTTGCAACTATTTTCTAGGTGTTTACCCTATGTAAACTTTTGTTTTCTGTATAGTCCTTTTCTCTTTTCTTACCCTCTATTATATAGAAGTCATCTACAAATGTCAAACTGTTATTGAAAACAAAAGTTCTCATTAGCGTAAATACAACATAGGGGTTTTCCCTAATTGACAAGGGGCGGTTTTCAGACTATGAAACCCCTGTAGGTACAGGGCCCTCCGACACGGCCACTATGAGGAAAATTTCCGAAACCCTTAAGGTGCCAAAATCTACGCTTGTTAAAATATCCCTAAACTGATATAATCAACACAAAAGGAGCATAACATGACAACTCATCTACCTGCCGAAACAGTCCGAATCAGTCCAGAGGCATTGGAAGTTGCCAACGCCTACCTACAATTAAACGACGCCCGAGCCGTTGCACAAGAGCTTGATCTTGACCCTGAAGTGGTAACAAATTTATTAGCCCGTCGCGAAGTCAAAAGTTATATTGACTCAGTATTTTTTGATAGCGGCTACAACAACCGTTTTCTTATGCGTCGCGCTATGGATGCACTAATCAAACAAAAGTTTCAAGAGCTAGAAGAATCGCAAACTGGATCAACCAAAGATATTGCAGAATTACTACAAATGTCCCATAAAATGTCAATGGATTTGCTTGACCGTGAAATTGCACTAGAAAAAGCACGCACACAATCTGGTCCACAAAAGCAAGTAAACGTACAAATCAACGAAGGCTTAGATGGATCAAAGTATTCGCAACTAGTGCAAAAATTAATCACAGGAGAAGGTGTCTAATGCAGAATACTTATCGCTCAATTTTTATTTCAGACGTACACTTGGGCACTAAGGATTCGCAAGCCAACAAACTCAACAACTTTTTAAAACACAATACTTGTGACACACTATACTTAGTTGGGGATATTATTGATGCCTGGCGTATACAGCAAAACAAGTGGCGATGGAAGCAATCGCATACTCAAGTGGTCAGACGTGTGCTTGGATGTGCCCGACGTGGTACCAGAGTAGTATATATTGCAGGCAATCACGACGAGTTTTTACGTCCAATGATTCCTTATGGCTTCAGTTTCGGACTAGTAGAAATACACAATCAGTATGAACACATAGGGGCAGATGGTCGTCACTACCTTGTAGTACACGGTGACTTATTTGATGGTATCACACGCCTAGCACCTTGGCTGGCATTTTTAGGAGACAAAGCATATGATTTCATCTTATCGCTTAATTCAAAATTCAATTGGATACGCCATCGTATGGGTTTTGGCTATTTTAGTCTTAGCCAGTATCTTAAGCACCGAGTAAAAAAGGCTGTGGACTTTATGTTCAAGTTTGAACAGAATCTCAGTCAGTATTGTCGCAAGCGTGGCTTTGATGGAGTCGTCTGCGGACACATACATCACGCAGAAATCAAAATGATTGATGGTGTTGCTTACATGAACACTGGCGACTGGGTTGAAAGCTGTACTGCCTTAGTAGAACACTGGGACGGTCGCTGGGAAATCATAACATGGACAAAGGAACAAGATGACCCTCAGCAGTAAAATTACCATAATTGTACCTTCTAAAAATGAAGAAAACTACGTCCACCACCTCTTACAAGCGCTCCGTGATCAAGACGTTGGACAAACTCGTGTGATCATTGCTGATTGTTCAACAGATCGTACTCGTGAGGTTATTCAAGAACATCGTGGCAATCTTAATATAGAAGTTATACAAGGTGGGCCTGTGTCATATGCAAAGAATTCGGCCGCACAGTTGGCAACAACTCCACTGCTTTTATTTATCGACGCAGATGTGAGATTTTTTAAACCTGGAGTTATCAAGCGTGCAGTTCAAACCCTTGAAAGCGAAAACTTGGACTTGGTAGGACTAAATGCTCGATGCTATGACGGTGATCGTCGTGCACAAATTGCTTTTGTGTTGTTTAATCTGGTAAATAATGTCCTCAAGTACTTTAGTCCTTTTGCAGTTGGAGCGTTTATGCTCACACGCCGTGACAGATTCTGGGAATTTGGAGGTTTTCCTGAAAAGTTTGCTACTTCCGAAGACTACTTTTTATCACGCAAGTACTCACCTCAGAAGTTCAAGTTGCTGGGTGAACACTTTGGACAAGACTCACGTAGGTTTCGCAAAATGGGATACTTTGGCATGACCAAGTACTTGTTACAAAACTTCTGGAATCGCAATAATAAAAAACACTGGGACAACTTAGATGCCAGTAAATATTGGAATTAATAAAACATGCTCCTAGTTTCCCGACCAGATGTAGAAGTAGAAGAGATTGTAGAATTTGATGCGCAACGACGATTTATCAAACTGCCTATTGTTAACTATCTTAAATTATTAGACATTTACGACACCATCAACCGACCCCAAATCGCACTAATCAATGCAGTCAACGATCCCAAGTATCGTTTTATATGTGCAGCCCTTGCACGTCGCCTTGGTAAAACTTATATAGCCAATATTATTGGTCAATTGGTAACACTTGTACCAGGCTCTAATGTTTTAATCATTAGTCCCAACTATAATCTCAGTTCCATATCATTTGAACTACAACGCAAACTCATCAAACACTTTGACTTAGAAGTTGCACGCGATAACCTAAAAGACAAAATTATCGAGCTTTCAAACGGATCAACCATTCGTATGGGCAGTCTTAGTACCGTTGATAGTACAGTGGGTCGTAGCTATGATCTAATTATCTTTGACGAGGCTGCACTTGGTGAAGGCGGTGAGGCAGCTTTTAACGTCGCCCTACGACCTACCCTAGACAAACCCAATGCCAAAGCTATTTTTATCTCCACACCGCGTGGTCGTAATAACTGGTTTAGTCAATTTTGGAATCGCGGATTCGATTCCAACTTTCCTGAGTGGGTTTCGCTTCAAGCTGACTATACCGAAAACACTCGCATGGCTGAGTCTGATGTGCAAGAAGCCCGTCGATCTATGAGCAAAGCCGAGTTTGAACAAGAATACCTGGCCTCATTTACAGTGTTTGAGGGTCAAATTTATGCCCTAAAAGATGAAGACATTACTGAAATTCCCCAAGACCTCCGTGGTGAAGCGTTTGCTGGATGTGACCCCGGCTACCGAGATGCTACTGCTTATTGCGCTATCGTTTACGATTGGAACCGCGATTGCTTTTTTATTGTCGATGAATACTTAAAGTCGGAACAGACCACAGAGCAGCATGCTCAGGCATTTCGTGAACTAAACGAACGCCATGGTGTTGAAGTTACCTTTATTGATTCAGCAGCTGCACAGTTTGCTAGTGACTTGGCTTATCTTTACAATATCTCAACCACCAAAGCCAAAAAAGATGTGTTACCAGGCATTGCTTATGTACAAACATTATTACAACAAGGTCGACTAAAGGTTGCGCCTCACTGCACAAATGTACGTGCTATGTTTGACCAGTATCGCTGGGATCAACGTGAGGGGCTACAACGTGAACGCCCACAGCATGATGAGTATAGTCACATGGCTGATGCCGTCAGGTACGCACTGTATACTTACACGGTATAATGGTATAAAAAATTTCAGCATTGACTTTTTGTTGCTTTACTGTTATAATACTAGGTAATTGTGGAGTACTTTATTCCACTTGGAGAAATTTATGGACAGACAACAATATGAACAAATGCTAAAATCAGCATTTGCAACAGAATTTTCGTTTTATTTAAAAGCCGCTGGTTTTCACTGGAATGTAGAAGGTGCAGACTTCTACGAATTTCACTTAATCTTTGAACGCATTTATCAAGAAGTATATGGCGTCGTCGACACATTTGCCGAAGAACTTCGCAGCGCACGTATTTATGTGCCAGCAAGTTTTACTCAATTAGACGAACTTAGTTTAGTTGAATGTCAAGAAGGCGTTCCACAGTCTATGCAAATGGCTCAAGAACTTTTAGCTGATTCAGATGCTTGTGCAGAAATGTTCCGTGTGGCTTTTGATGCTGCTGAATTAATGGGCGATCATGGATTATCAAACTTTT